GATCAATATCTTCCCGGTAGGCCCTCCGAACACTTTAGTGACTAACGAGACGCTCGACCAACGCTTGGGTGGGAACTACGCGAATTTTAGTTTTGGTCTCAGGAAAAGTGTGAAAGTAATCACGAGCAATCATCATTTGTAGTCTTGTCCATCGAACACCGCCACTTTGCAATTCAGAAAGGTCAACAAGAGAACGTGCCGCGGCTGTGTGAGTGGAAGAGTAGAAATGTTTTCTTTTGTTCATTACACCCTGATATTGAATTAGACCGTAAGTGGAGTAATCTTGAATGAACATACGTACTTTGGCAAAGCTATGATATGGGATGCCGACATATGTGAAGAAATCATCCAGTAGATCTTTATTACGACGACTTACTCTAGCAGCCTGCTCCATGATTAGTTCTACATCAGCACCAACTGTCAGCTCGCCCTTCATAGAGTCAACTATTGCATCATGAGAAGGAGTACCAAAAGGAGTCCCAAAAAGTAAGGAAAGCGTGTGGGAATCTGAACCAATAGGAGAACAAGGGCCAAAAGTGGCTCGTTGTAAAAACTGAGCATCCGAAGACAATTTATAGTTGTTTCCAGAAACAAAAATGTCAAAATCCAAAAGGGAGGAGTCAGGCAAGGAGAATAGGATATCAGAGGATGAACGTAATTGAGCGTATATCGCATCTACAATAGACTCATTCTCTAGCCCTATACGACGAGATTGCTGATTCTTCTGAACAAAAGCATTAACTAAGCGATTCTCAGGCTGATTGTAATATGCTATTCCTTTAGGAAGTGAGATGCCATGCTTACTAAGTCGATCTTGGGCGAGATATGATGCAGCAGCTCTACTCTGATCTTGCTTCTGCTTACCAATGTCAACAAGTCGAGCAAACTCAGGGTTCTTAGCATCCCGTTCAGCAAGACGGAGAGTCTTAGGAAGTACGTGAAAAAGCCATTGTGACAAAGAGAACCCAAGATTCCCAGCGAGCTCTTGATCAATAACTTGAGTCAACTGAACGTATACATCCTTCACACGTCGTTGATCCGCTCTAGCTTCAGTCATTAATCCTAGTCTTACTTTCTCGTCTAACGACTTCCATAGTTTAGCTCTATTCGCCTTAATTAACACCTCAGACTCTTCGGCTGTTAATTCCTTCTTCAATGCTCTACTAATCAACCAATATCCAAACGACCCCTTTGGCATGAAGAAAGAAGGAACCTTTAAACCATGGCCTTTGATCCATAGAGGAGGAAGGGGCGCTCCAAATACCTCTGGTAAATATATGGCAACCATAGGGATAGTGAGATATATGCGCTTCGCATGAGCAACAATCCATCTGCGATACTTATGATTTATACTTTGCATAGTAGCTAGACGACGAGAAAATTGTGCGCTATCAAGTCCCTTTGAAAGTGAGATGACTCTAGCAACCGCCCAATTAGCGATCAGAATAGCATTAGCATTTGCGGGCTCAGGAGATCGACTAGAGATTTCATCTAAAATATCACCAATTTCTTTTATCTGACCAAAAGGGTCTTTTGATCTACCAATAGGTTGCTCAGCAACAACGAGAGACAATCGCGCATGTTTAGGTTCTACTCCACCATAAACAGCAGTCTGTTGTAAGAAAGTCGCAGTACTACGTGAAGACTCAGGATCAGTGATGAATCCTAGATCGTATAACATCTTCTGCAATTGAGAAATTACGTTTGTCATGGCATTATCCACAGCTTCAGATCGTTGATTAAATGTAGCCGCGACATTCAAGTCATCTCCCAGAGCCTGAGCGGAAATAATCAATTGGTACTTCTGATAAGCATTACAAACAATCTGTTCAAAATCCTCTAGATTCGCATCCTGTAATGTATTATGATTGCCTGCAGTGTGAAACGCTCCTGAAAAGAACACTGAACCAGCAATATATGAAACGACGTCAACTACATTCTCAGTAAACTCATAACTAGTAGATCTCATATGACCCACGATATCAATCAGAAATATTTGCACTGCGTTCAAATGCTTCATTTCGACGCCAGTAGTCCTACCAGCTAAATCGCGACGCTCACACTTCACTTCAGCCTTAGATGCATAAAAGAATTGGGGAATGTCTAATCCATCAAGAGCCTGAAATACAATTTGTAATATCATGTCTGCAATTTGCTCCTGAGTCGAAGAATCCATGCCTTTAATATCATTATCAGTAATTATTGTATTATTATCAGCTGTCGCTCTTAACACTTTAAGCATGTCACGGACATCCCCGGTCTGTTTTCCCGACGCAATATATTTTGAAATTTTGGTTAACTCTCTACTATAAGTTAGCGCAACGGAGAATGCAACTTGTAAAGTATTAGATACCATCATAATCCACCTTGATCGCCGATCAATCTGCTCACGCTTCCCAGCTTTAATGCGGTCAGAAATCGAAGCTAAAGCTTTCTCTCTATTATAAAGCACGTCGTTATCAATTAGCGCCGTTACGTAACGCTGACCGTATGGAATTGACGGCATAGATCGCAGAGCAGGGTCAGTACTTTTCTTCGTTGTTATTGTCTCTGAAGTCATTCCTCCGGAGTTATTGGTTAAACGGTCCCAGAATTCATTCTCGAAGTTTCGCTTTTCTAACATCGAATTAATTGTATCTCGCTTTGACTGCAAAACTTTCCAGCACCTACCAATTTGTGATTCAGGATCAAATCTAGGCTCAACTGCAAATCCGTTATAAACTAGCCTTGCGCTTGGCATCGTAATGGGATTGTGGACCTTGTGTTCAGCGGATCGATCATATTCTAAAGTTGGAGAACTTTTCTTAAAAGTGGAATTATTTGTTACACATGCCAAACCCATTCGAAGGAGAATTAATTTATCGCGAGTAAAACGCTTTAATAGCATGATCTTCACATAATCGAAGTACTCTCGAGTGGTTGGAGTATCGTCTAGTATTCCCATCAAATTCTTACGCTCGTCTGAATCCGGAGTACGCAACCAAAATTCTTCAGGATTCTCAATATCAGTGAGTCCACCAATTCCAGCACCTGAATATGTTAATATCGTAGACTTATCAACTCGCTCATTCAACAACTTTCTCACATTATTCATCGCCCCCTTCTGCAATAGATGCTCATCATCCAACGAAGTAGTTGCCCATTCAAAGTACGTATGCATGCATAAATTAAACATACTAGTAGAAATCGCTCCTAACGTCCAAGAGTACCCACGATTCAAGATTGAATACAGGAGCAGAGGAATTTGTGAAGAAAAAGATTCTAGATGTGGATAAAACATGCCTGTGGTCGAATCAAGAAATGGCCATCTATTAAATGGAGCGAGGAGTTGTTGAAGATAATAAATGCTAGGATTATCCTCATCGCTACAGCAAGTGTGCCAAGAATGTTTTATAGCTCGAACTCTCATCAAAAGGATTTGCGCTAAACACATTCTAGAAATGTTAATACTGCGAGACTGATTTAGCACTTTGTCGAGATAGAACTTAATCAACGCTGCTTCACGATTCATGTCTCCGCTCTGCCCTGGTGCAATATCTTTCACCTTATCCGCATGTTCAACTGCTTGTCGCGCCTGTTTAACATCAAAGTTAAAAATGTACCTGTATTCTGCAATAGGGCGATGTTCTCCCAAACTGAACTTCAAATTCCCATATCTAAAGGGAGGAGGTCTCTTAATTCGTTCAGGTACAGCTGCTGGTTGAATAGGGCCATCTTCTCTACAAGGAAGAGGAGGCTTCGCGTTCACTGATTTCAATATTAATAGAGAAGCATCACGAGGCATTAAACATAACTCTGATATGCATCTAAACTCGTCGTCGAGCTGCAAGAAAGTTAATTGATCATCTTCTAATGATCGATTCGTTAAAGGAAGTTTACTTTGCACGATCAACGACAGCTTGTTGTAATTATTATCTAAATTTTGTGCTATGGTCAATAGTTGAGAATAGTTTAATTGATTCTCCTTTGGTGATTCTTTTTGATGTGCACTGATTAGTAGTTTTAGAGTATCAAAGTTTATTATGTTTGTGTTGGCCATCTTGCGTAAGTCTAGTGTTCATAGGTAGAAGAAGATTTATC